CGACAGGAAGTCAAGAGTTAGCGTGTGTAGGTGGTGCATGTGAGATAGTTTAGAAAGTTGTAGATGTAAGGTGTGACAATACTTATATTAAATAGAAAGTAAACTAAGGGGCCTTGAGTGGCCCCCTTTTTATTGCATCGCTTTACGTCTGAACTCCTTTCTAGCCTCAGCTTCTTCTCTTTCTTTCTTCTTCTGTAGCGTTACCTCTGCACCTCCCAACATAAAGGTGTAAATGTCTTGACCTAAAACAGGCAGCTTAGTTACTAGCTTCTTTACTGCATCATAGTCTTGTTCTGTGTCATCAGCTATTTCTTTAGCAGCTTTACCAGCCATGTCTGTCAAGCCAATACTTGCGGGCATTAATTGAGTAGCTATGAACTGTCCCCAATCTCCGTTTTCCAAGTGACGTTCCTTTTGGTATTTACTTAAGAATACAATATCCATTAAGGATTGCGCCCAAGCGTCTGAAGCAGTATCAGCAAACGTAGAAGCGTCTGTAAAGTCAACATTCATGCCTTCTGTATCAAAGCCTGCTTTAACATAATTCCTTACGTCCTGTACAGTGGCGTTAGCTGTTCCCATTATTAAAGAATAGCGAGTAGCGTTGACTAAGGCTTCTTGTTTATTACCCTTCCTATATTGCTCTACAATATCCTTCCTGACTAATCCTAACTGCTTGAGCATGTAAGACTTCATGGCGTAAAAGACACGACCATTAGGTGAATTTAAATATGCTGCTGGCATTTCCGACAAAGCGATGGGCTGTACTTCAGATAACTCGTTCCAAAGCATTAGCTTTACATTGTCATCCATCTCTCCCTTCTGTAAAGACTGCATCAAGTTTACCGTGTCGTCACCAAAGACCTCATCCCATTTCTTTATAAAAGCGTCAGGGTTTTTCTTCGCTAATTTTTGATACTTGTTATAAGAAGCATTGATAAAGATACGCTTACCTGATCTGTCAATTTTAGTAAACAACGACCCTCTCATGGTTGCATCTAGAGCCTTACTAAACCCATCTACAGACCCAAACTCCATAGATGTTCTATTTAACAACCCCATTTCTTCAGGCTTTATGCGAGAACCTTTGAGTCCTGTTGCTATTTCTTTAATAGTATTTCCCAAGCCGTTGACATATACAGAACTACCTACGTCAGCTAACTGTATTGCTGCCGACCTAAAATTAGCAAGTGTAGCCATGTACTGAATGTCTCTTGCCTTTGCTAAAGTACCATTCATAGCTGTCTCACCGCCTTCAAAACGAGCAGTAAGTAAAGCCCTTAAGTTATCTTCCTGTACGTGGTTAAGTTCTCCTTTTCTTCTCATCTGTGCTAACAGTTCACCAATACTTGCAGTCAGGTCTACATTGTCTGTACCTTCCGCTTTCTTTAAAGAGTTTTGCTGATTAAAGAACTGACGTTTAGCTATTTCTTTTTCCATACGTTGCGTGTAGATAGTCAAAGCTGTAGGAGCATCATGGTAAAACTCTCGCAGCTTAGGGGTTACTTCTTGAATAGTACGAGAAGCCTCTGTTCTTTTAGCAGGAAGTCCTGTTTTACTCCCTGCTATAATTCGGTTGTAAACCGCTGAGACTACATTGTCATCTAGCTCATCTACTTCTACGCCTTTCTTTTTAGCGATCTTTGCCAAGGCTTTTTCAGCTATTGACACGCCAGCAGTGCCTACTGCTTCTTGGATACCTTCTAAGTCTTTGATCACACGAGGAAAGAAATTCACTCTCCGGCCTATCTTCATTCCGGAAGCTAATGCTCTCTTGTGTATGTCGTCAAGAAGAGTTACAATTGTGCCTTCCTTTCCCTCTTTACTTTTTCTAAACTGCTTACTTAGCTGAGGGAAATACTCGTCAGATATTTTAAGTGCTGTTTTAAACTGACCGTTGTTGAGAGCGTCTTGAAAGTCAAGATACTTAGCTTTAATCTCAGGGTCTTTTTCTTTCTTAAGTAAACGTGTAGTATACTGTAAAAAAGGTTGGGTCTTAGTCTGTGTATCTGCCGTATTTACAGCAGATCTAAACTCATACTCCCGCATCAAGTTACCAATCTTCTGACTATTTAGTCTAATAACTTGTTGTAAAGGAGCCATCACTTCATCCCAAGCCTTTCCCACGATAGTGGTGGAAGCCATAGGGTTGCTACGGGCAGCAACTACTTTAGCAGCGTCATCTAACGTAGGTATTACAGGCGCACCTATAGTAGAGTTACCGTATACAACTAAAGCATCTTTGTTTTTTAAACCCATCTCCTTTAAAACAGCGGGCATTATTTCTGCTTCAGGAACATTAGCTACAACTTTGTCAGCTATCTTATCATTCATCTTAGCGACAACAGAGTTAGCTGCTTTGGTAGACCCTGCTTTAGAAGAGAGAGCTTTGGTTTTATTTGTTACGTAGTTGACTGTGTTTTTAGCTTGATTAGCTACAGCTTTTGTACTTCTTATAGGCGCGGCTACAGCAGGAGTAAGCAACCCGCCAGCTGCTGTATATAAACCTAAAGTTTTTAAGTCATAGTCTCCTGAAGTTATTTGTCGAGTTAGTTCAGAAGTACCTGCGATACCACTGCCTATTCCCACCATGGTTTTAAGGGCGCGTCCAACAGGGAGTGCAGTAGTGGGTGTCCCTAGTTCAGCACCTACGTTACCAATAGTGTCGGATGTAACATCTTTACCTATTTGAGATTGGACAGCTAAAGTATCAGCATGTCTTTCTTGAGCCTTAGATACTCTACGCTTTTCAATCGCTTGTATTCTTTCTTGGAAAGACATTGTGTCCATAAAAGAATCACCATATCTTTCACGAGGAGACATTAGCCTAGCGCCTTCCATAGAGGCGTATGCGGTAGAGCTGGGCGAATCTACTGGGCCTAGATCGTTACCCTCTGAGTCTACCCATACAGATGTAGGAGCAAAGGCTTCAGTTTCTCTGCTCAAGCGACCTAGATCAGCAGACCCTTGATCCCAAGCAGCAGCCATCTCGTCTACACGAGTAATCCTATTACCTTCTGAATCTTCTCTGTAATCAGGAGTATCCGTCACGCCTATCCAATCCCCTATCCTGCGTAAAGGTTCAAGCATTAAAAAAGGAGAGAATTCCAAAGGACGTTGACTGCCTTCCTCTGTGATATAAGGGGTTGCCTCTAGGGGCTTTGCACTAGCTAAATCAAAACCAACAGGTTTTGCGGAGGCTAAATCAAAAGTCATTTTAAAGTACCTTAATTTACGAGGATATAGTCTGTACCGTCAGGACTGACGTATGCTCTGTTACCGTTTTTATCTATTTTAAGTACGTAATCCGCAGGAACTGTTGCACCTTCCGCTACTCCAGCAGCAGTTTCTTCAGGGTCTAAACCTGCTGGGCTTTCGGGTGGTTTTTTAAGACGGTACTTATCTGCTTTTATCAACTCTCTTTCTGCCGCCGGTGTTTCCTCAATTCTTTTAACAAACAACTCATCAATAGCCTGTGCTTCAGCTTCTGGCTCGCTAAGTTTTTCATCTACTATAAGTTCGTTTTTGCGGGCTGCTACTTCTTGTTTTAAAAGAGTCTGTTCAAAACCCGTTAAGTTTTTCCAAGCAGAGTTGTCAAAGCCTGCTCGTTTTCCAGCAGTAGTTAGCTTAACAAACGCGCTGTCCTCGTCTCTTTTAGTATTTTTAGGGACTGTCTTGTCTTGAGGTTTGACATACTTTTCAGCGTCTACAGGTAAAGCAGTATATTGTTTTGTACCGTCCTCACTAACATCTGAGACATACATTAACTCTTTAGGATTATCACCTATTTTAGTTTCAGCAGCCCATACTGTTTGACCGTTTTGTAAAATATACTTTGTAGAAGAATCGCGTGTTACATTTGGGTCAGGCTTAAGGTTCTTAGCTAAAGACGTAAATTCTGTAATAGACATATCCTCTAGGTCTGCGGCTCTAACTTCTGCCCAGATAGGATTATCTTCAGGAATACCTACTCCTTTTAAAACTTTTTGTTGGGTGCTAATTGTAATAGGACGTTTAGCATCAGCTTCTGCTTGATCAGCTTTTAGTTTACGGTCAGCAGCTTGTAAACTAAAAAGTAATTGCTGTCCCGCAGCAGGAGATAATGTTTTATCAAGAACTCGTTGAGCATTCTCAGGATCACCTACTTTAACTAAGGCTTCCGCTACAGCAGTTATTGTCTTACCCTCAAACTCTAACTCACGTATACCAGCAGCAGTCTTAGCTGCACCAGCAAGATCACCAGTAGCCTGTTGTATCTGTACAAGTTTACGCAGATCAGCGGGGTCGCTCAAATCCAACTGAGACATAGCCGCCTGTAGTTTCTCAGCAGGAGTGCTGGCGTCTTTACCCATAGCCCCTAGTAAGCCTCTGCGTACACCTTGTGCGCGTTGTGCGCCAAAGGCTAACCGCTGTTGCTCTGCGCTACCCGCAGTCACTGGATCAATACCACCACTTGAGATTCCCGTAAGGAGTCCTGCAATATCTGTTCTAGCCATTTTTGTTCTCCTTAGTAATTTGTTAAGTCTTCTAGTGCTAGTTGTTCTTCTGCACTAGGGCCGCTAATACCTGCAAGTAACTGAGCAGGTGTTAATCCCATTGCGTTACCAAACATTAATTGAGAAGCTGAAGCACTAGGAGAAGAAGACTTGTCTTTATTAAAGTAATCTAAAATAGAGCCAAACCAACCACCGCTTCCTTCCAACGGAGTAGCGTCCTTACCGCCAATAATGCTGTTTATTAGCTGCTCTTGTAATGTAGGCTCTCGTCCCATTAAACTAGTAAGTAGACCTTGCTGCTGCTGTAGCTGTAAACGGTTAGCTAAGTCAGCACCTTGCATATAGGACTCTATACCACGACCACCTAACTGAGACTGTAGTTCTACACCAGTTAGCTGACCTCTTTGCTGTAGTCCAGCAGGAATCTGACTAGCCTCTAGCAATGACAATGCTTGCTGCTGTGGCATGTAACCAGCACCCAACAGACCACCAGCAATACCAGCAGCTTGTTGTTGTTCCGCTAACGCTTGCTGTCTAGCACCTAAGTTAGCACGAGTCATAGCTTCCTGACGAGCAGTCTCCATAGCCAACAACTCAGGTGATGCGCCACCGTAGGCAGCAGAGGATACACCTAAACGCCCTTGTGACAGCATACGCTCTTCTAGTGCTAGACGCTGACGTTCCTCTTCAGGACGCTGTGTAGCTCTAATGTCTTCGTATATACCAGCCTGCACAGCAGCAGGATCAGCCTGTAGTTGGCCAAAGAAACCACCTGCTTGACCCATGATTTGATTCTGTAGAGCTTGCTGCTCTGGGCTTAGTTGTGTAGTAAAGCCACCAGAGGGGTCAGTACCGACACGAGCTAGGTTGCTAGTGACAGTGTAAGGTCTAAACTGTGCAGCTTCAGCAGCTTGTTGTCCTAGCTGTTGTGCCATCTCTAAACCAGTAGCGCCTGTCTGGTATGCACCTTCAACACCTTCTTGACCTAAGTAGTACTCACCAGCGCCACGTAAGGCATCGCCCAAGTTATTAGTAAGCAGTCCTGACAACACAGCGCCACCAGTAACAGCACCTACGTTACCATCTGAAGGAACTGAGCCAGCAGGAGGGGCTATAGGATTAAATACAGAAGAGCCTGTAGGATCTTGTGTGGGCAATGGAGTAGCAAAGCCACTAGGTACCCGTTGTCGTGGGTCAGCCATCATTATAGGCTTGTTATACATTTGATTTTTTAGCATGACCATTAGAACGATCCTCCAGTAATTATGGCAGCCGTTAGTGTAGGCATGTTATACATTTTGTTACTCTCCTGAATTATCAATTTCTTTGGCTCTTTCTAAAACTGAAGTAAGTTTGCTTTGGATTGTGTCTTCGTTTGTTAGTCCTGTTATGTTTGCTTCTATAATGTAAACACCAGAAACAAAACAAGCTAACGTATTATCGTTGTCTTCTTTAGTTGTATATTCTATCATGGCTTATCAAACCTCACTCTTTTTACTGCTCCTGCTGTAGTCCCAAAAGGATTAGCGGTAGCGTCCCACAGCCACAGTGAAAAATTACTTCCAGAACTATAAGAATAGCTGGCGTCTGACCTATTAAAAACTGTGCCGTCAATAGTCATGCTACTAAATGTAGCGTCTGTGTTAGGTGTTGGAGAAGCGGAGGTGCTGGTAGAACCTATTGTTAATTGTATTTTATAAGGAACAGTTCCTGAACTAGGAGGGTAAGCAAACAAATAAAAAATGTCATTTCCTTGACCCACTCCCGCTAAGTTTGGAAACCAATCACTTTGATAAGCATTATGTCCAGAAACATAAGCAATACTACCTGCCGTATTTAACCACCCACTCTGGTTTCCTGAAACACCTACAGTTACGTTATATAATGCAGGTCTTACCCATACTCTATTAGAGCCTATAAAAACAGACTCTTTTTTATCTGTACCTATGACAATATCATCTATGTCACTAGACCCTACAAAAATAGACATTACGGTGTAGTCCTAAAGTAAATAGTGTTAGAGTCAGTCCCTGAAGATGCAGTAGAAATGTTAAAGCCATCTACTTTATCTGCATCAAGTCCTGAACCTGTACCGTCTACTGTTTTAATCTTAGTCAAGACATCAGCAGCAGTATAAGCAGTAGAAGCTAGTTTAGCATCCAAAGCAGTTTGTAGACCGTCTACATTACTGATAACATGGTTGTGCGAATCGTCAGCAACGGTCACAGCAATGCTTGTAGTACCAGAACCAGTAGCATCTCCTGTTAAAGTAATTGCTTGACTGCTGTCTCTTTTAGTAGCCACTGCTGTAGCTATGTTATTAAACTCAGCGTCTATCTCTGTACCCTTGACTATCTTGTTAGGATCGCCAGAAGAGAGAGCATCTTTTGCTGCAAAGTTAGTTGTCTTTGTGTAGTTGGACATTAGATAAGTCTCCCTAGTAGAGCGTGTATGTCAATTTTTTGAATAGAAAAAGGTACGCCATTAATTTCAGACTCTATACCGATAGTAACTACTTCACCACTACCACTGGTATTTACTTTAGGCGTGTTAATAGTACCGCTGGATGCGTATTCAGCAATGTTGTACTCAGCAATACCGTACTCTGCTAGTGTAGCTGAAGAAGTAAATATAAGAGCTTGCTTAGTATAGTTAGCAGTGTAGTCATAACCCCAGTTAAGGATAGCTTCCGTTGACTGACCACCAATAATTGTTACGTTAAACTTCTTTAAAAACTTTAGATTGGAAGTGTTGCCAAAGTCTAGCGGGTTGCTGAAGTAACGCATTTGATACTTCTCAGTCCCGTCTAAATATCCACTATACTTAACAACACCTGAAGACAAGCCTATGTAAATACTGTTATCATCTAACAAAGCAAGAGATAGAGGCTTAATACTTGACCAAGTAGTTACACGGTTAGACCCATCTTCTAGCTGTCTACGCATATCAAAGCAGTACACAGTGTTGCTGTCTGGTATTGACAACAAGTAGAATGCTTCTTCAGCACTGTATAGAGACTTAATAGGGTTCGTGCTGTTAAGCACTAAAGATAACAAATCACTACGGACATTCTTACTGATGTCACGCATAGGCATAGACTTCTCTTGTACAGTCCTACCAAAGCTACGTACACCTGACTCAGACAAAAACAAGATGTCAGTGCCTGTGTGCTGTACTGAGTCACGAGCTATACAGCCAACGCCTTCTATGGTGTCTGTAAGCGTCATAGAGGCAGGAGAGGACGCACCTGAGTACACAAGTATAGACTTCCTGCCAAAGATGATTAGAAAGCCGTTGTGAGCCGCTAGAGCCACTATCTCGTCAAAGCCTGTAGGCCATACCAGTGTAACGTCTAACGAGCCTGTAGCGCCTCCTGTCCAAGCATGTCCGTTAAGAGTATCTGACCAGTAGACAGTGTGCTTGTTACCTGTAACGTCTGCTACCCACAATTTACCGTAGGCTGCTAAGACTTCGTTGCCTTGTGGAGCTGTGCCTGTGCTGTGGCTGTGGTCTGACATAGCTTCTAGAACAAAAGAACCTGACTCGTCTGTTCCTATCAGCGGCTCGTGACCTCTTTGAAACATATAGACATGGTTGTTTAGCGACACTGTTTTCCAGTTGTTAGCTGTCGGTGTATAACCACTAGGAGTAATGTCTGTTAAGGTTGTAGTGCCTGAGAATACTTTATTGTTACCTGCTGACAATATAACCTTATCGCCAGAGTTATCAATGTATTCATATACAGTCTCTATACCACGGCTACTACCTAGTACAGAAGAGCCATTGGTAGACACTGCTTCCCATCCCTTACGCGCACCTACACGACCCAGCTTGTCAATAACACAGTTGTCTGCTACAGCAGCAAACGAAGGGCCAAGACCAATAGGTGAGTCCTGTGTGTTAAGACCAGCAAATCCCGGTGCAGCTACTGTAATGTTCTGTAGTTGTTGTGCCATTTAAGAAGTCCAGATAGTTTCACTAGGGAATCTAGCTGCATCCATAGCAATTGCATCAGCTAGTGTGGAGTCAGCAATACTGTATAGCTCTTGTGCGGAAGCACCGCCAGTCTCACCACGCTCTCGTGCAGCTAAAGCTACAGCATAGTGAATGACAGGTGCTGATGGTACGTTAAGGACTGAAACATCATCAGTAAACGCAGCATCTCTGTTGACCACGTTAAAGCGTAAGTCATATACATCGTTAGGAATAGGATAGACATCAACAATAGCATAGCCGCTTTCGTTAAAACCATTCCAAGAGTAGTAACAAGGGGAGCTTCTTGCTGGCTCGCCGTTGAGAAAAGAGTTGTTCATCCAAGATGATGAGGCTTGTTTCATAAAGACATTAGAGGTGTCGTTGATAACGTCTAGTGTCTTGAGAGCAGAACCAGAACCTACGAGAGCATAGCTAAAAACATTAGCAGAAGTCTGCACAGTAAGTGTAGTACGTAACGAAGACCAGTCCCATGAATCTTCTACAATGCGTTTAGCATCGTTAACAAACTCTCCAATAAGTTTAGAGTAGCTGTTCTGAGCTACAGTAGTTACTTCGTCCTCTCTCAGCCTACGTAGTACGCTGTTAACTAGTTGTAAGTACGTCATTAGAAATTATAGCTCCGTCCAAGTATTGGGTCTTCAAAAAAGTTCTCTGCTGGTGCGTTTAAATCTACGTATTCCAAAGGATCTACGTCTACGCCAATCTCTGTTTGAAATTTAAACAGTTCGTCTTTAAACAAATCATCTGTAGTGCGTGTAGCTGAAAGCTGTGGAATAGCTACAGCGCCTGCACCTGTAAGCAAACCACCTAAGTTTAAGTCTAGGCTAGGCAGGTTTACACTAGGTAGGTCTATGTCTGGCAGAGCCTGTCTAACTGCTGTGTCTAAGTCTGACAACACATCACCAGCGCCTTGTGCTACATCTTCAACAACATCACCAACAGGTCTAGCAACGTCTTCTACTGCTTCTACAATAGGTCCACCAGCGTCTTCAACTAGCTGCACTAGAGGTCTGCCGATGTTCTCTACAAATTCTACAATAGGCTCAATAATAGCTTTAAGACCACTTAGGTCAATATCTAGATCAACGGAAGGTAGATCAACAGAGCCTAGTGTACCGCCTTCTCTGATGTACTTGCCTAGTCCTTGCACTAAAGCATCGTCTAGGTCTGTTCCGCCAGCTACTTCACTAACAACCTTACCTACGCCAGCTTGGAAATCATCATACTGAATACCAGCGTTCTCAATAGTTGCTTGATCTAGTCCTATTTTGTCTAAGCCACCTGTAATAAGGTCATCACCTACTAAAGCAAGAGCAGCGCCTTCAGCATCTCCTGCGGCTGCTACGTTTAAGGCAGTCTGTGTTTGTCCGTAGGTAGAGCCGAACAAGCCTGTGCCTGTGTTTGGCATAGGTGTGCCTACTTGTCCTTCTGGCATAGCGTCTAAGGTAGGAGCTTTAATAACGCCTGACATCTCTAACCCAGTCAACAAACTGCTGGCTATTTCAACAGGAGATAGCTTTTCACCAGTAGCTGCTTTAGCCGCTGTAGTTGCTAATCCAACAGCAGGGTTAAGCATGCCTATTACAGACAGGACAGGGTTGTTTAGAAACTTAGAGACTCCGCTAGGCTCTGGCGGGTCTTCAACCCACACCATAGAATACTCACCAACCTTAGAAGTTCCTCCGCTGATATCTATGAAAGAACCACGCTTCATTAAGTCTCTATACTGTTCGCGTTCTTCGTCAGTAAAACCTTGTTGTAAATCAGTGTTACCCAGCAAAGGAGGTTGCTTCATATAAAGATTATCAGCATCATAACCGTAGTCATAATCTAACTCTATAGGGCTGTCTGCTTTCTGAGTTAAAGGTACTTCGTAGGTTCTAACAGCTTCTATAAAAGGATTGCCTACTTGCTGATCTAACAAATAACCTGAAGTCGTAGTACCATATAGCGCACCACGACCCGGATCATAGGCTGTCAAGACTTTTCTTTTAGCTTCTGCACTTGTGTCAGCACTTGCTAAACTTCTTTCGTAAAAACTAGCAAGATCAAAGTCTGGATTAGCAGCACGTTGTTCTTCTCTTCTTAGCTCCGTTTCAGCAATACGAGCATCACGAGCTTCGTCAACAACTGTCCTTTCAGCCATAGACATGTCGGAATACAACTTAGCACCGCCACCACCAGTAACAGCAGGTTGACGGCTTTGACCAATAACCTTACCGGTGCCATCTGTAATGTCTACCATTCTAAACGCTGTAGAACTAGGGAAAGTATCCACAGTAGAAGCAAACGGGTCAGCACCTAAGTTGACAAACTCTTCTTCTTCTTGTTGTGATATTGGGGCAATAGAATCTACAA